ATTCTAAACTTTTTGTAGCACCTCTAACAGCATCTTGTAAAATATGGTTATTTGTTCCGTCTCTATTTTTTATCCAAAGCCAATCAGGTTGAAAGCCAACACCTGTTATAGATTGAGTTGAACCATTACCTGTATATAATTTAGTATTAAAATAATCGTTAGGTTGAAATGATATATAAGCCATTATCCGAACTCCTTTAAGTTTTTAGTATTCATAGCATAAAAATTTTTAGCAGCACTATCAAAGTTAGCAGCACCACCTTGATTAGGTGAATATTTAAATGTTCCATGACCATTTGCATCTGCATACGTAGTTCCTGTTAAAGCTGTTGTTCCAAATACACCACTACCAAAGTTTACATTTGTTAATCCACTATATACTGCTGTAGCCAAAATGTAAGGTTTGCCATCAGCATTAATATCATAACCTGTTCCACTATTTTGTAGTGTGCCATTCTTCGCAAAATATAACTTATTATTATCGAGGTCAGCAAATATTCCTATGTAGTCTGAACTTCCATAAGTATTACCGTAAGCTGCTCCAGTATTTGTTGAAAGTGTTGAATAATAAATTTGACCGTTGTATCCGTAGTAGCCATAAGCATAACCATTAGCATTACCATTTATTTCAGATTGTGCTTGTGTTGCATTAGCATTCATTTTTGCTGAACTAGTAATACCATAGTGAACATAATTACTTCCGTTAGTATGACCATAACCTTCGAAATACCATTTACCACTTGATACTTCCATTGTACAAGGATTGGTATTCCATTGTGTTTGGTTGCTGTTTGTTGTGTTGTTTCCATTTGTAAAAAACTGAGCAGAATTATATTCAATAGTATAAAGAGGAGTTAAAGTAGCATAGTTATTTGTAGGACTATCTACATTTTGAGTCATGCTTCCACCAACTGTCCATGTATTTGAGTTACCTGAACTATCTGTACCCATAGCAGCACTGTTTTCAAATTTTAAAAAAGAACCTTGTGCTGTATAAGTTACTGATGGATTAGTTTTCGGCACCCAGATTCCTGATGTAGAATCTGTTTCACCGAATACAGTTGGTGCTAATTGTGAACCAGGAACAATATGAATATGTGCCATTAAACCATCAAAAAGATCAGATTGACTTGCAGATCCACTAATAACATGGTCATTAGTAGCAGAGGCTTGAAATAAATAATTTGTATCTCCTTGTGAACCAGTAGCATCGGTATCAAAAGCAGTTTCTTCTACTCCATTTACATATAATCTTAATCTGTTTGTAGCAGTTGAGTTATCTGTATCTGTTGCAAAAACAAAATGATACCAAGCACCAGTATCTCTAAATTTTCTAGTCGTTAATAATTTTTGAGTATGACTTCCACTTGTAACTGTCATAAATTCAATTCTATCGTTACTATCAAAAAAGATTATTCCATAATTTGTACCTGATACTAAATTTGCATAAAGATATTGAGTTGTTGCTAATTTACTTCTTTTGACCCACATAGATATAGTTCCACTATTAGAAGAAGATCCCAATGTTCTAGTTAAGTAAGTTGAAGCCATAATATTATCTAATTAAATTGTCCTGAATTGTTTATACCAACTGTTACTGTTATAGTAAACGCTCTATCTGCTGTTTGTCCCTCAGCATCTGTAGCTCTAATTGTAAACGAGTACTGTGTCTCACTTGTAGCACCTGATTCTGTACCAGTTAATGTTGATGTACCACTAGCGCTATTAAGTGTCATACCACCCGGAAAAGTACCTGATACTTTTGCCATAGAAACTGAATTAGTTGCTGTTAAATTTATTGTACCAAAACTTGAAGCAGCTGCAAAAGATCCTAAAGATCCTGCTGATGTAGTCCAAGCTGGAGCATCTGAAACTGTTAAAACTTGAGAAGAACCTTGAGCAACTTGAACCGCGTTACCATCTGGATTCTCTAAATATAATAAATAAGTTCCATCTACACTAATTGTAAATTTTGCTGTGATACTTGTAGCACTAGAAAAAGATACTTCATCAGCAGAAAATCTTTGACCCGTGCTATTATTAATTGCTGTTACTACAGGTATTCTAACAAAATTTGTTCCTGTAATCGTAATAGTGGTTTGTGTATTTTCTATTACCGTTGGACTTACTCCAGTTATTGTAGGTTTAGTTTCACCTATCGTGACAGATCCACCTAAAGATACAGATGATCCATTTATTGTAATTGAAGAGTTTGCAAGTTTTGCATTAACGACTGAACCATCTGGTAAAGTTATAGTACCACTTGAAGCATCAAAAGTTGCACCCGCTGGAACTGTAATTGTATCACCATTCTCACCAACTTGTAATGATGTTCCTGATTGAGGTATTATTTTATCTACTTCTATCTGACTCATTATATAATTACTAACGTCCCTGTTACTGTAACATTACCTGACACTGTTACTGGTCCTGCTAAAACTCCAGACTCCATTGTTTGTGTATCAGATATTGTTGATGAATGTGTATTAACATATGTAGATGCTGTCATACTTGCAGACGGAGCTCTCTTTGCAGGATAAGTACAAAATACAGTTTTAGTTCCTGCTTGAAAATCCACAAGGTTGTCTGAGTTTGAAGAGGAGATAATTGTGGTTCTGGAAAGTGTATCAGTGCCTGCATCAGTTACTGTTCCAATACCAACTTCAAAGTCAGCTGTTCCGTCATGTGAAATACAATAGAACGTACTATTCGTATCACCTATACCAGCAACAAAAGTTTCAAAACCTGTTTCAGCAGAAGCTGATAAGTTTATTGTTCCCGTACCAGTAGATGTACTAGTTTGTTTAACTCTATCGTTAAGTACAAAAGCCATTTATATATTCCTCTATTACGCGTCGCCTAATCTAATAATAGCGTTTGAAGCATCAGCAGTAGGAAATTGAATAACAAAATCCCCGTTCGTTGCTGTTTTATTGCCACCAAAATCTAAAACTAGTACAAGCTCGTTTCCGCCTCCAGTTGATTTGTATATTGCAGCTCCTGCAGCAGTCAATGTAACCGATGGAAAAGTTAGATCAGCAAAATCAACGTATGCAGTTGTTGTTCCTGCAATACCTGAATTTGTTAAATCTTTACCACCAGCTGGATAAGATGTTCCACTTGGATTGACTTCACCTTGTCCTGTTCCTGATAGGAATACAGTTGAGGTGACGCTGTAGTTACTTATGCTAGTATACAAAGCACACTTAAAAGTGTTTCCTCCATTTCCAGAAGTGTCAAAATTAAATGTTCCTTTTAACAAGCCGGACTTGAACGAATTTGGTACTATATTTGCCATATTTTATATCTCCTTATTATGGTGATGGTGATTTAATACTGTTACGAATAACACCATCTTGATATTCGTCTCTGCGTCTTCTACCTTCTTGTTCGATAGAGTACGATGCTGCTGATCTCTTATATGCCGCTTCGTAGTATTGTAACATATCCACTGGACCTTTCAAGTATGCATATGCTTCTACCAACGCAGCGTATAAAAGTAAGTCTTGATATTTATTGGATAGGTAAGTCCCAGATCCACTTTTGGAAGTATCTGTAAGACTCAGAGGTTGTTTCATATACGCTAATGTAATCTCATATGTAGCGTTTGGTGTAGGTGCAACCACCCAAAAATTTGCATCCCAGTTTGCATAATACTTTGGTATACCAGAAGCTGTGCTTGGCGTGTCATAAAAAGCAGCCATATAACTAGTATCTTTTTTTTCTAAAAATGTTTGTGTGTTTGGTGTTACGTTTGTATTTTTTAATTGTACGTATCTGATATTTCTAAGATCAGAAGGAATCGTTACGAATCTGTTTCCAACAGCTAGATTAGATGTTGCATAGTGTCTATTATCATCAGAGTCTATTTCTCTATAAATTCTATTTTCGGCATTTTGTATAAATCTATTTACAACTGCAGTTGTCAATACTCCGCTATCTACTTCTGTATAATTTCTGATATCGTCTGTGATATTTGTTAAAGTATATGCCATTATGCGTCTAATGTTACTGGTCCTGCTGTAACTGTCATGCCTCCTGATTGTTCTGTTATAGTAGGAGTAGATCCTAATGTAAATGTATACTTATCTGTTGTTGTAACCGTAATTGTAAAACCAGATCCAGCTGTGTAAGCTGTTGAAGCTAATCCTCCTGGTGAACCATCTACATTTCTAAATCTAACTGTATCATTTGTAGATCTTCCATGATTTATATCTGTAACAGTTATTGTTGTAGATCCACTAGTTATTGAAAAAGGATTAGAGCCAAGTAGTCTTGCAACGGCAGGCTCAACTCTTGCAGGTCTTGCATTACGTAGACCTTGTGGTTCACCTGAAAATCTTTTTGGTTCTAGTTGTGGATGTTTTTTTTCATACTCTGATGTATGAACTCTTGCTCCATTCCATTCTACTCTCATTTCTTTATACGGAAATTCTAAACCCGATCGATCAGATATAAATTTTGCATGTTTACCAACAGCCATTAATTAACCTCCGTAAAGTAAGATTTAGGTGTTATGTAAGTGCTTGATGATGAACCATCTTCAGATAATGCTCTTTGTAATTCATCTTCATAATATAATTTAAATTCTTGTGTTCTTTGTGGTGCGTACTTTTGTGATAAATGAAAAGTTAAACCAGATACCATACAAGGTACAAATCTGTAAGGAACATCCGTTGCATTTGAATACGCTCCTGCATCTTCAATTCTTGTTACGTAGTAATAATTTAAAAGTTTTCCTGCCTGTGATGTACCGGGTGTTTGATATAAAGTTATTGTAATTTTATCTATAAATCTCTGTACAAAATATTGTGAAGGCTGTCCTGTAGATGTTTTGTTAGATAGAGCTTGATATGCAGATCTTGCTATTTTAGTTAAAGGTGTATCAACATTGTTATCTCTAAAGCTAGCTTCTAGTATATCGTCAACACCATAAACAGCTGTTGCACTTGAAGTTCCATCCGCTGTAGATCTAAACATAGTATATACAGCTTGTCCGTTTACTAATGTAATATTGTTGTTTGCAACTTTCCAATAATGGATTCCACGGTTTTCCCATTCTTGAAACATTATATTAAGAGATCTTCTAGAAGATTTTAATTGATATCCAGTAACATTCTGGATACCCATTCTTTCAAAAGACTCTTCTATAATCTCATCAATAGAAAAATTTTTTTCAAACTTATGTGTTCCAGAAGTTGTGTTTGCCATTTAGTCTCCTACTTGTCTAATATAATTGTTGCAGTAGCATTTGAAATTGCTGATATAGTCATACCACCTTCAAACAAAATACCATCCTCTGCTAAATTATATGAAAACACGTCTCCAGCTGGAACATCTACTTGAAATTGTGTAACAGAATTACCGTCTTGTAAAGTCACTGAACCTGCTGATCCAGTTGAAGTTAAAATAATTCCTCTTAATCTAGTTCTTCCTGCGAAGACTGATGTTGCATCTGTTTTTCTAATTGCTTTTACGTCTGATTTCATTATCCTGTGTATCCTATAGTTAATGATCCTGAACCAGTTACATCTGCAAAAACAGTAGTTTGAAATCTTATACCACTACCTGGTACAAAAACATCTAATCCTTCACTTCCGAATGTTGACTCAAATTCTAATTTTCCTGCAACAGCA